ATGCCTTATTGTCTACATGTGTTTGTGTTATAGTTATCTTGTCAACATTTGATCCTGTGCCTTGCCCTATGGGGAAACCACCCAAGGATCCATCACCACCGAAAAACTTATTTAGTGTTATATCAAAGACAATCTCACTAGCATCAAGAGCTAAACTTTCCCTTTGTGATTGTGTTAGTCTTGGTGCCTTAAATATTGCCATTTAAATCCTCTCACCCTGATCTATTAATGATGTGTCATTCATGCGATCACCTGTGTCTATGCTTAGATCACCTAACCCCATGTCAATCATTCCAGTCTGGATTTCATCCACTGATGTCAAAAATTGTAGCTCAACTTTAACAGGATTAAAAACCCACATTAAACCCTTACCTTTTCAATCCTTAAAATGACTTGTTTGCTAGGACCTGAGTAGGTGACTAGCACAGTCATGACAGTAGATGAGTTTCTTTTGTAAGTATGGAGATCTTGATTTGATGCAGGGAATGTGGTGATCATGTCATCCCAGTCTGGATCAACACTGATCCTATTGACTATGCTTGGCATGTAAGATGCTTCAAAGTCTAATTGATCAGATCCACCATCCTTTGGGACATAACACTCATAAGTCACTTGACCATCAATGGCCAGTAAGTGGTATGAGTCTGATCTAGAATCACCATAAAATATCTGCAAACTCTTTGAAGCTACTATAGATTTAAAGTCTGCCCAGGATCTTCTAAGCTTTATCATTCAAATTCCTTGAAACTTATCACACCATAAAGCAAGGCATTTGTAGTTAATGGGATCCCTACCATAGTCATGATTTCAGAGTTACCTGCAAAATCATCACCTAGTGTTAGGTCCCAAAACTTAGATAGTGCCTCAAGCTTCTCAGATGCCTGTAAGTTTCCTTTCATATAAAACTGAGCAACAATGTCACCACCTGTGAGTGATGTGGCCGATAGATCCCTTTGGCATAATGAGTTAGGGATATCTGCCCAGACTGCCCCTACAAGTGTAGGCTTGTGGACAATTTGCACCAAGAAATCATCTTGTGATGTACTAAATGCAGACATGTCCAAGATCTGGACTGGGACATTTGTGAAACCTGCTTTCTTTCTTAATGAGATAACAGGATATGCAACATTTATGTTTGGCATGCTCTTAGGTGCAGACAGATTTGAAACACTGTTTAAATGTCCATGCTGAGCATTGGCACCATTGGAAACAACTGAGCAACATGTAAATTCAAAGTAACTCTCTAAGCCAGACTGATTGAGGATCTCTGCCTGCACAGGCAAGGTCCCAGTCTGTGAGTAGAGACTTGTTAAAATATTGCTATGAAAGAATCTGTGAATGACTCTTATGTTTGCACCTTCAATGATTGAAAACTGGACCATGCCAGATCCTAACCACTGATAGGAGATTGATAAAATTAATTGTTTTGTTGGATCTAATAACACACCAGATGGATTTGTGATCTCATCACCTGATCCATCCATCTTATCTACATTCCAGTCTGCTTGATCTACATAGGTAGTCATAGGCACACCAGAGATGGATGATCTTATCCCTACTCTCATGGCACCATTTGATGCCTCTAAGATATAACCATTTTTCTCATCAAACATCCCTACTCTTTTGACTATCCCTGACTGGATGCCATGGAAGTTAAATGATGCAGTGATGGTGTTTGTGAAGGCAGGTGAATAGGGAAAATAATTTCTTGATCTAAATCTGGCTCTTGATCCTGCAGTGCTTGATGCTTGGATCTTTGCCGCACATCTTACAGAGTCATGAATGATGCTAGCTCCTAACTGAGTGCTCTGGATGAAGACTTTAGTTTGGAGTGAGTATTGAAAACTTGAATCAAATAATAAGTAAGGTGGTGCAGTCTTAACTCTACCGAAAGAGTCCTCAGATACTAATGAGACAGGTACAGGATTGTACGGCCCCTGCTCATTTATGACCGCTACTCTAGTCTTATCCTTGGATGGACCTTGTCTAAACCTAGCATGCTCTCTGTCTTTAATTGATCCAGGTAGAGTCATAGCTTAGCTCTCTTTCTAAATGCCTGCGATAATATCGCATCAGTTAGATCTTCAAAATACCAACACACCCACATGCCATCCTTTTGCTCTTGAAAATCAAAGTAGTGGACATACATTCCAAGTCTTTCATTGTTCTTAGCACATTCTAAGACCAGGTCCTTTTTAGACCTGGCCTCAAGAAAGTTTGGTATGTGAGTGAGTTTGGCTTCCATTTAACTCTTAGTTATTGATACGGATAAGTGGAGACTCAGTAGCCCCTGCACCTTTCTCACCAAGTTGAAGAGCAGTGATCCCAAATTGTGCATCCATAGCTACACGCTTAGACATAGCACCGATCTCGTTGGCACCTTGCTCAGACATGTTGATTTGAGCTTGGAAACCGATAGCTACTGCAGACTTCTCAAACATAGCAAATTGAGCATCTGATAGACCACTGTGAACTTGAACAGGGATCCCATGGATGTAACCAAGTACGTTAGCTTGTAGGTTAGCACCACCGAAAACATCTGCTCTCTTATATTCATCAAGCTTCATAAGTGCAGTATGTTGAGCAGGTGACACAAGTAGTGTAACCATGTTCATGTCTGCTTCAGCTTTACGTAGCTCTTCAATCATTTCAAGAACAGAATCATAAGTGATGTCACCAACTGCAGTGACGGGGATCCCTGCACCAAAGATAGTAGAGATCAACTCATTATCAACAAAGCGTGCAAGAGCAGTAGATCCACGCTTAGCACACTCAAGGTCCCAGTCAATTGATGATTGCATAGCAGATGATTGATCTACTAGGTAAGCAACATACGGAGTCTTGTCGATTGTAAGTGTGTCCACAGTTTCTACGATAGCCGTAGCATTTCCTGCAGATCCAAATGCTCTGTTAACTGCAGTAAAGCTTGATAGCTTAGGGAAAGAAATAGTCTTTACACCTTTGACTGCAAAGTTAGAAACATCTGTAACTTTAGGTAAAAGTTGAGCTTTAAATTGAAGCTCTTTAAGAACTAGGGAAGAGATGTAGTCCATCTTTGATACGTTCGATGGATTTAAAATAACGTCTGGCATAATTTACTCCTATTTGAATTTTGCTTTAATAAACTTTTCTAACTCATCTTTTTCTAAGGATCTGTAGTCATCAGTTTGATTGCCACCAATAAAGCTAGGCTTTGTGGTAACTGCTCCAACCTTTGGACTTTGTTTTTTCAACCATGGCTTTGCATTGAGAACTTCATTTTTGTAGATCTGTGCCATTTCCTCATTAATGCTTAATGACTCTTCATCAATAGCATCTTTGAGTAAGTGGGAAAACTTTGGTTGATTTAACAAATCATCAATGTCATTAACATCTGGTGCAACCTTAAGAAAGGTATTGATGATGTTAGTTTTCAGAGTCTTTTGTTTAATCTCAGAATAGGCTTGTGCTAGCTCAGAGTTTTTCTTTCGTTCATACTCTAATTGACTAGACAAGTTACCATCCGTTTCCAGTTTCTTCCTCTCTACCTGTTCAATCATTTCTCTGTAGCCTGCATTTGATTGTTTGGCCTTGCGATGTTCATCAATCAACCTCTCGTTGGTCTTCTGAAGTGCATTAACCTTTTCCATCAATTGCTCAACTGATAATGTAGTGCCTTCGCCCACACTTGCTTGATCTCCACCAAGCTCTGCATTTTCCATGAATCCTCCTATTATTATTAATTTATCTAGCTCTATTGTCTAGATAATCACTTAAATGTTGACTTAAATGCTTTCTCTACAGCTTCCCCAACATAAGATCTAATGAGTTTAAAAACATTCTTATGAAATCTTTCTCCATCATTTGTGGGAAGTAAACGTCTTTTTGGTAACTCTCCACCATGCCAAAGTTTTGCACCTTCATTGTGGTAATCTGCTTTTTTATCATTGAACCAAATCATGGCCTCATCTCTTTTGTTTCCTGCTTTGAGTGAGTCTAGCATCTTGCCTGATAGAGTCATATTAATTGGCCTTAGCTTTTTGTTGTAGCCTAAACCTTGTTTGGCATAGGTTTTCTTCTTACCTTTTTCGTTGCTTGTTTTCTCTTCTATGACTGGGACAATCTGTTTACTCTTAGTGGTAAAGAAAGATAACTTCCCCTTGATTTGTTCATTGTATGACTCTGAATATCTTTGAAACTTTCTAATACCAAAGACAGGTGAGATCCCTTTTGTGATAAGGTCCTTAATTGCATCAGTTAAATATTTTCCCTTTCTCTCCACGATGTGGACAAATTCATTCTTTATATTGGCATTGGATTTCTTCAATGCCTTAATGACTTTGGTTGCGTTAATCCTGCCCTTTATCACTCAAATAATCCTCTATGATTGTGTCAACATAAGACGTTATGTCTTTCTTGAGTTTCTCTTTCTGATCTGGGATAAATCTTCTCATGGGGACTGTGTCACCCTTATTGTGGTTATAACTCTTGATAGCTTGATCCTCATCAAAGATCCCTACTTTTAAGGATCCATCTACTATCTCAAAGGTTAATGCCTCAAGCATGTCACCATTTAATTCCAGGATAGGGGACCGATCACCAAGCTTTTCTCTATCTGCATACTCTTTGGATAACTTTTTAAACTCACCATAACCACTGACTGGACTATTGGCATCACCAACATAAGAAAGGATCTCAGTGACAAGATAATCACCTATCTCATTTAATAGCTCTTTCTTTTCTGACTTGCTTAATTTAACTCCAAACTCATCTGCCTTAGCATCTATGTCTGGTTTAAATAGGAAGCTAGTCTCATCCTTTTTTAATGCCATTCTATGGGACCACTGATGGTTGAAATCCTGCACCTGGGATCATCTTGTTTGCATTTTCTTCTGAGATGCCAAAAGATGCCACAAGGATTGCTACCCCTGACTCTCTAGGGATTGTGCCATTTGCTACCTTCTCAACTACCTCAACAATAGATGTAACCTGTGCACCATTAAACGCATCATCTGTGCTTAGTGCCTCAAGAGCTTTACGCTTCTCATCTTTCTTCATCTCAAGTCTTTCTCTCGCCTGCTCATCTGATAAGTTAGGATCCACAATTTGAAACTTCTGCCATTCAAGTAGTACACCAAGGTCTTCCATGAGCTTAAGGTTTTCTAGCTTCTCTCTATCACTTACTAGGATCTTAGGTTTTCTGTAGATCACTTGGATGTTTTCAGATCTAAACTTGCCTGCCTCACCTTCATTGATGTGCATCTTTTTGATGATCTTATACACTTGTTGCTCAACGGTGTGATAAAGGTCTTGGTTAGCTTCAATTATTCCCTGCAAATCTGCAGAGCTTAATAATCTGTCAAATCCTGATGTAAATTTTTCGTTTGGATTAATGATTTGGTTTGAGTTAATTCCCTGCTCATCTAATATCATTGATAGATAAGTGAGGATAGATTCTCTATGCCCAGACAAGTTTGGAGTAGGTGAGATGTAGTCTGCCTCTGTGTCTGGATCATCTGGGTTTTTGGATTGTGGAAGCTTCATCCCTGTGAAGAGTCCTGATGTCACCATCTCAATCTCTTGATCTGCAGGGTACTTCAAAACCAATTGACCTATCTGCATGTTGCCACTTGTTAGGTAGACAGACATGAGAGCATTAAGCTCAATAGACTGATAAGGTAGTGGAGAGTTTACAGGATAGTTTGGATCATAACTTGATGGTACATAGACAAATGGAAGCACACCATAGGGATTGATCCCTTGTGGGTTTTCTGGGATCTCTAGATATTCAATCCTCTTTGATCCATTGTCATCCTTAGAGACTTTGAAAATCTTATGTTCATCTTCTGTCCAAAAGGCATAGACCTTTGATCCTCTTGCCTCATCTTGTTGCCCTGCCTCTGAGATAGTGGCATTGATGTAGTCTGACTCTGGGCCAGTGATCACATAGTCATCTGGATAAGAGAGGATAACTGCCTCAAGGGATCCATCTTGTGATCTGACTAAGTCATACTCATAAGGTGCTAATGGGATAAACTTAAACTCTTTTTTGACCTTATTATCTTCAATCTCTTTCTCAAGGAAGACTGCCATTAAGGCATACTTATGTTGATTGTAAACTCTGTCAAAGCTTCTCATGGCCTGATTAAATCTAAACTCACTCATGATGTCTTGATAGTCTTGAGTCTCTTGATCTGTGTCTAGCTTCCTGATCGGTGATTCTTTATAAGACTGTGACTTTTTATCTACAATCTTTTTGATCACTGAATAGTCTGAAATAGTGTAAGACTCCCAGGTTTTCGGGTACATTTGTTTGACTTTATTTTCTACATAGTAGCGTAAGTTACCATCATAGATCTGCCATGAGGCAAACTCTTTTTTCTTTCTGTCTTTGTTTTGATTTGATTCTATCTCATTGATTGTGTTGAAAACAAATTCTTGAGTTAATTGATAGTCCATGATCCACCCTTGATGTGTTTAATTGTAGGCAGGAATTTAACTAATGACAACTTTCTTGATCGGTTTGATTGTCTCAAGTCTATAACACCAATAACCAACTGCAGTAGTCACATGTTGCTCTTTTGGAGTAGAGTCATCCTCTACCAGTCTTGCACCTTGCTTATACTTTGTAAGTCTAAAACCTTTTGTGGCATCAAAGGCATCTTTGTAGATGTAGAACCTGGTTTGATTATTGGCATTGAGGAAAAGAGCGTTCATTAAGTTATGTCTTTCCCTTATGTGTGGGTTTGCCGTAGGTACTTCAAAGACCACATTCATTGGCCTATTGTCTTTTCTTCTGTGACTCATCAAACACTGCTTTATGATGTCATAGTCTGATCTAAAGTTTCTTGTGTCCTTATGTTTCCCTGTGGCATCACCAAAGACTCTGAAGCTTGGACATTGTAGATCAAGGATCCCTGTGTCTGCTAGCTCATCCATGATGTTTGATGTTGAGGCACCTTCAATTAAGATGGTCTTGGCTACATGATAGGTCCCATTGATAAACTGTCCCACTGCCATAGACATTGGTTTATTGTGCCCGATGTTAAAGTCATGCATAAAGTCTATTGGAAACCTTGGATCAAACTGATAGCTATGATCCTTATAGTTTCTTTGCATGTCAAAATTCCAGTAGATCACTTCCTCAGCTATCTCAATCCATTTCCCCTCAAGCATCCTTAAGGCCATCTTAGGATCCAGATCATTCTTTAGATTCTGCACATACCATGGTGGCAAGAAAGGATTTTGCTCAGTAAGTGAGTATACCACCTTTCTATTGTGTGACTGGGATTCTATAAAGTAGTTATAGAGATAGTGTGAAGGTGAGTCTGGGTTAGTTATTGCGAGGATGATGTTTTGCTTGATTGCAGGCAATCGCCCTACTCTCATCTTGATAGCATCATAAAGCTCTCTTTCTGACTCTGTAGCTTCCTCGATAAGTGCCATAGATAACTCAAGTGATCTAAACTTTTCCAGGTTCATGTCATCATAGCTGTCACCAATGCACTCACTGCCATTGACTAGAGTGATCTTCATCTCTGATTTATTGTAGGATTTTATAAGCTCAGGTGTGTCTGATAGGTGCTTGAGAAACAATTGCCAAAAGGTCCTCTTAAGATCCTTTAAAGCTCTCCTCACAACTAACGCTCTTGAGTTTGGGTTTTCTATTAAGTGCCTTGCCAGGATGTGAGCACCATTGATTGACTTGGCAGATCCAACAGATCCAGAGAATAAGATCTCATTGATCCCTGTTGAGTAGTCAAAACTGTTGATCTCTTTGATTGCCTTATACTGCCAGGGAATAAGCTTAGGGTTAAACTCTTGCAGTGTAGGTGTGGACATTATTCATCTTTGTAGTTCAATGAAACTTGCACCACTTTTTGATCTATTGTCTGCTCTACTTTATCTTTTAAGTCTGAGACATTCACACTTAGAAACATGGCAAATCTTTCTTTGTAGATCCCAGATAGTCCACCTTCAATGAGCAAATCTTTCTGGATCCCCTTACAAATGTTATATGCCTCTAAAAATTCTGGATGTTTATCACACCAATTAAGCAAAGTTTGGTGATGCACACCATGCTCTAATGCAAACCTTTCAAAAGTAGGAAACTTTGTGATTATGGTCTTGTGCCCAGAGTAAGTGGCAATTGGCCTATTGAACCATTTCATCATCTTCTCTGGCATGTCTTCAGTGTAAGTGCTTGGTCTTCCCACTTGCCTCATTCATCCACCTTCACAAATGCAACAGTGAAAAGCTTTTGATTAAGCAAATAAGACTGCATTAATTTATTGATGACCTCAATCTCTGTTGGATTGACCTCAAGATTGATTGTGACTGATCCATCTACTCTAGTTTTAATAGAGCTTAAGATGGCATTGATTGCCCCTATTTCCACATAGACCTCCGTCTAATGCTTTGATATGCCTCACGCATGTCAATAATTTGATCTTATTTTGATGTGTTAAGATGTGTCAACTAATAACAGGCATTTGGCACATAAGTGACCTGACATCTGTCTAATTCAGTCTGTGGTGCAGATGATGGATAGAAATTTGAAGCGACCTCTGCTTTGCAAAGAAAGATCTTTTCGGTCCCAGATATGCATTTTTCCGTAGGTTTACCGCAAGAGACTAATAATAGCAGGATAAAGATTTTCATATCCCCATTATAGCATAGGGTAAACTTAGGGTAAAATTAATCGGCATTTACAATCAATCCAAAGACTTACTATCATTAATCATGAGAGTCTTAATCTTTATTTTGTTACTCCCTTTTAATTCAATCGCCCAGGATGTCTTATTAGAGGCCATGTTTAAGGATTGGAGTCTTGAGGAAGAAACTGATGAGATTGAATATGTTGAGACTGATGCAGAGATCTACCACTGGGAATTAGGCACACCCGACAATATCCCACCCACTGAGATTATTTACACTGATGAGCAAAGCCCTTGCCGTATAGGATATTAACTATCATTTTCATCTAAATCTATAGGATGGAAATATTGTCCTGATAGTTTAACTTCCCAACCATTATCATCAAACCACTTTTGGGCCTGTCTATGTTTGGATGCAAACAGTCTGTTAGATGTTGAATGGATTTCATTGTGATGTTTTAAGCAGAGAGGCATCAAATTCCAGGTCTTCCACTCATGCTCAGGATAAGTCTTTCTTCTATAGATGTGGTGATATGTCACCATTTTGGGTTGATTTTGACCACATATGATGCATGGTTTATCACTTTCAAAACTCATTAAACTAATACCCTTTCTAACTGCTTCCTGGTGTCATCAAGCTCTGCCCTAAGGATGATGTTTTCCTCTCTTAACTTTTTATTTTCATCATGGACCTTATCAGAAACATCCCTCATCTTAACCCAGTCTGACTCAAAGTCTATAAGCTTATTCTCAAGCTCTAAGATCCTTTTTTCAAACTCTGCACACCTATCATGTTTAATCATGTTGATCCTTTATCTCAATTTTTATGCCATAAATACTGCCCACTATTCCAGGTGGTGCAATCTCTGGATTTTGCATAAAAAGTAAATCTGACTCTAATTTAGTTAAGATTATTTTTTCAATTTCCCACCCAAAGACATCTGCCTTTTTCTTTTCTGCTAAAATCTTTTCTAAAATCTGTTCTTTATATATAACTTTCATTTTATTCCTTTATATTATTTAAATTTCCCCGATAAATTCATACATACTTGATATTATATTCCACTGTTCTTTGCTAAAAACAATTCCATAACCATCTTCAAATGTTACGTGAACTCCAAAACTATTTTTCCAGTTTACTATAATTATGATGTGTAAAAATTTATGAAAATAGATCATTTTATTCCTTTATTTCTTTTAGTGCTTCACTAGCTCTAGTAATACATTCATCCCTATTATAATACCTTCTATCCATGCACTTACAGTCCTCTCGAAATCCAAATGCTTCTGTATATTTACAACTTGGTTCATGCTCACTTTCTAAAATAAAATCCTCTAAAGCCTCACGTAGCTTTTTGTTTTCAGTTTCCTTATACTCACAAGCGGCTTGCCATGTATGAATTAAAGCTAGGCCATACCGATCTCTAAGAGCAATAGACACATTGTATTTCACCCACTCCTCAAACGCTTCTTTGTCTTTGTCGTTCATTTGGACTTCCTTTTATCAAGCTCTCTTATACCTTGCTCGACTAAAAATTTAGCTTCTAGAATTAAGCAATTTATTACCGAGTTATAGATTTCTAATCTATTATCGGTAATAGCAGAAATGCCTTCAAGACAATCATAAATAAGTTTAAATTGCTCTATTGTGTCTTTGTCTTTATCTTTCATCCTTCCACCTCAAAATGTTCTTTGCATTTATTCCAGATCTCTGCAATGACATCCAGATCCCTTCCTCTAAGGTCATCTCCTATGATTGGCTTTTCATACTTAATGTGTGGTCTAAACACATCTTCATAAAGCTCATCAATCATGCGTTTATATCTTGCACCTTTCATGCATGCCTCACAATCATCTGCCTCATCTGGCAAAACAAATTTAATCTCTGCAATCATTTGTTTAGCTCCTTATAAAGTGAGTCCTTAAAGTCTTCTATGTATGCTTCAATGATCTGCTCTCTTGGGATAACCAGGATGACTGACAATCTATTAAGGTGACTTGATGGGATCTGTTGCAGACCTCTCTCAACATTAGACACCACCTGCCCCTTGGATGATGTCCATCCTAACTGCCTGCCTAACTCAATCTGTGAAATCTTTAATTCATTTCTTCTGGCCTTAATGAGTGATGCCATCTTATTAGCTCTGGTGATCATAATTTGTCCTTTCTGCTTTTTCGATTGTCATATTAAGTGCAAACTCAAGATCCACTATAAACTTATAGAAGTCTTTTAATTCAATCTTGCCATTTGTTATGTTTGGGATTTCTAGATGTGAGACACAAACTGTTGAGTCTTGCCTTGCAGTTATTGAAAGATCAATAGTGAAGGGATCTCTTCTTAGCGAAACTTCCATAGTCATGTCCTTTTTAAAAGACTATAGACTAAATTTAATTATCTTGTGAAGGATCTTTTTTCTGGTGTGAATTTTCTGCACCACCATCAATGAGTCTGAGTTTTTGCCTGAATAAATTATAGGATTTTTGCTTTGAGATTGCCTTTTGGAAGGCATTATAATTTCTGATCTCATATAGGTATTTTGCCACTTCTTCCTGGATAAGTGCCTGGATCATGGCATGCTCTCGTTTCTTCTCATCGGGGCAGTCTAACCATCTGTTAAGAAAGATCACCTGAGCAGTCATTTATGGAAGGATTTGAGCATGTCACCAAACGCATTGGCCATGGACTCACATAGGATCTCTTGTAACTCATCAGAGATAACCTGATCCAGACCTACAGTCACATGGCAGATGTGGGATAACTCATGAAAGAGGGATAGCATCTTTTGCTCATCACTTAACTCATCCCAGATGTAGACATGATTATCTGAGAAGTCCACGCAGGCCACTGCATCTGGTGTGGTGATAGTGCAGAGCTTAGTCTTATTGACCACAGAGATCTTGAATTTTCTGCCCAGGATAACCATCTTTTTAGGAAAAGTTTTCTTTCTCATACTAAAAGTTTATCGGTTTATTTTAAGTGATAAAGGATTAAAAGACTGACTTGTTTACTTTTATTGAAATAGTCCCTGCTTTAACTTAGATGGAAGCTCCTCCACCCTGGCAGTAAAGACTTTGCCACATGCACTACACCTAAACCGCATCTTTTTGCTAGAGTTAGTTACCTTATAACCATCTCGGATAAAATGCTCAGATCCACAAATGCACTTGTTTTTATGCTCATAGATAGAAAAGTTTATTGAAACATCATATCTCACTAGCTTCCAAAAACACTCGATCAACGTGGCCACATCTTGGCGATTGTATGCCTCACAAGCATCCCAGGCACGCATGTTACCATTGAGGCACTCTTCCCATAACTTACCACCTGGAAACTCATTGTGATGATCCTTAGGTGTGCATCCTAGCCACTTAGCAAGGAACTCTAATTTCTTAGATGTGATCCCTTTCTTCATTAGTTTTCGAGTCATCTTGAGTGTGCAGATCTGTTTGGGATGAAGTGGATCTAGTTCATACTTGATAAACTTGGCATTTAGTTTTCCCCAGTCAAAGTCTATGTTGTGGGCCACGATAATGTCTGCCTGCCTTATAAGGTCATGGATCCCTTCCACTAGCTGCCTGTCATCTGTGTGGTGTGAGGCATAACGCTGATCTAAATAGTAGACTGTGTCATCATTATGAAACTGGGCACAGTATGAAAGTAGAGACCAATCTTCCACTATGTTCTGGATAGGAATATTTTGGTTGAATAGGCCATAGGTCCTGACTAGCAAAGCACTTGTCTCTATATCTAGAAATAGGATCTTTGCTTCCCACTTATGGACTAAAAGATCAGGTGCAGACACATGAGTCATGTTAGGTGTGAGACCTGCTTTTTTAATTAAATTATTCCATCCGTGCTTATGGGCTGTGGATGTAGAGAAAAACTCTGAAAACTCTTTTAGAGTAGGGGTTTTACCACTTTCAGCATGTAGCTCTTTAATCTTTGCGACTAGCTCATGTTCCTCTACTTTCTTCATAGAGAAATGATTTCAATAAATTTTGAGGATGAAAAGAAAAAAGGTGATAGCTAAAAGGATATAAAGCTACCACCATTTAAGAATTGATCCCTGAGTTTGACATTCATTTAGATTTCATTCTTAAAAGGATGATTGCATAGATTATCTTATTAATCAACTATGATCCACTACTGCTTAAATCTATAAAGAGTTTAGGGAAGTTTAGTATTAGTTAATAAGATTGTGCTACAAGACTACCCACATCCTGTGTGTTTTCTCGTTTCCATTCGTGCATCATGCACTCACCCCTATCGGGGCAAGTGGAAACCAAGACATTGAAAAGTATTTTCTTTTTAAGATTTGGAAGAAAGACTATCTAGGAAGTTTAAGAAACCCCCCTTATATCCCCCCTTATCTCAGGCCAGTTTTTCTGTGTCAATACCTGATGCGATAAGTTTGGTGATGATAATCAATAGCAGTGAAAGAGTTATCAACTAGATACATTAACAAGAAATAAAATAACTATTGGTTTTCATTTATCTTTTAAATTATATTTGGAAATCTTTTCATTGTTTAGTGATAAAATAATTTTCTACATAAAATCTTATGATAAGAAATCTTCATAACAAAGGATCTTTATGTCTGCAAAACACATGGTTGATCATACTGATAGATGGAGTGATCACGCATCAAAGAGAAGACTTGAGGGATCTGATAAGTCCACAGATGTCCATTGTGCAGAGATTGAGAATCATCTTAGGGAAATGGCACTAAGATTTGAGAGATCACCATCTCAGACCACCATCCAGACCTGGGCAAAGGATCTTTCCTTAATGGGGTATAAGCATCAATTGATTGCCTCTATTTGCAAGACCATCCCATTTAAAATGGATAAGCATCCCACACTGCAAGAGATCATGGCACTCATTAAACCACATTTAACCAAGGATGAGATTAAGGTGGATGAGCTAACCGATCTTACTATCAGATGCTATGACCATTTAAAAGGCAAATTCTTAACCATGTTTAAACAAGAGCAATTAGATCAGATGGTTTTGATTTACATGAAAAGGATTGTCCCAGACTGTGAGCATTTTAATACCAGACATAAAGAGATGATGGTCCTTAATGATTGGTGCAGATGCTACTTTGGTGATGGTGAAAAGCTACTCAAGCAAGGTCTTATGTCTAATCAAAAGGCACAGGATAAAGATTTAGATTATTTTCTTAATCCATTGAAATCATACGCTAAACAACATGGACTTTAAATGACTGCAGAAATCATCAGATGTCATAAGTGCAGAGATTGGTATGAGCTTAACTACAAAGGTGATGATGTAGTTTCATCCACTTCCTGCAAGTGTGTAAGGTCTTCCAAACTGATTGACGGATTAAAACCATTAGACTATTTTTCAAAGCTCTTAAGAGAGCATATTAAACAAGGTGGAAACTATGAAGACTTTATTCCAAAGAATCAACGACGTTCAAAAACAAGTTAAATCAGTAAACAAAGGATCGACTGTTAAAATAAATGACAGATCATCCTACACTGCAGTTTCTCATGATGATGTAACTTCATTGTTACATGATCCTATTGCAAACGCAGGCATAGTGGCTATGCCAAGGATGGAGACTTGTGATTTAGAAATTTTTGAGCAATCTAAAACCTATCAAGGACAGACCACCACCTCAAAAAGTTTTTTAGTAAAGGTCTGGGCATCAGTTACTTTTATAAACTCTGATGATAGGTCTGATCAGTTTCAAACACAGTGTTTTGCCTATGCCTTAGACTCTGGTGACAAAGCCACAGGGAAGGCATACTCAATGGCTATAAAATACTGCTACCTTAAAACATTCATGCTTGAGTCTTTAGATGATGAAGAGTCTAGAGACTGGGAAAATTCTTGGAAAAATGAACCATCAATCAAACAATGGGATCATGTTTCCTCCAATGTAAAGAGTGACACCCAGTCACCATCTGTGGGTACAGGAAATAACACACCTGCGTCTGATGCCCAAAAAAATGCGATGAGGAAAATGGGGATCTCTTTCCCTGATAATGTCACTAAATCTGAAGCATCAAAACTTATTGAAGCTAAAAACAAAAGGTAGTCTATGATTGGTTATTGCAAGGTCCTATTAATGGGAAAGGTTTATAACATTAAGAGAATAGAATCTAAGTCTGGGACCTGTATTGTCCTATTCAATGTGGGCACATTTAAGAAGCAGAAAGATAAAGAGGATAAAGCTATCTGGCATAACTGTGTCATGTACGGATCTAAGGCAGAGGCATTTCATAAGCACGTCACTGAAGGCACCACTATGTTTTTAGATGGTGAGTTAGACACCCATGAGAAAGATGGTGTGATCAAGACTCAGGTGGTGTGCTACACTTTTGAGTTTACCTCAAGCAAGGTGGCTTAATGTTCTGTGTGGTGGATCTTGAAACAACTGGGACAAATCCATCCACATCTGCAATTCTGACAGGTACCTTTCTAATACTTAATGAGTCACTCACTATAGTTGCCAATAAGAGGATCCAGTGTAGACCTTGGAAGTGGACAGATGAGGCAGATCAGGCTTCTTATGTTCATGGCATAACTAAGGAAATGACTGAGGACTGGCCACTCTTTAGTGACATAGCACATGACCTGATCCGATTCTTTCTAGACCACCAATGTAGGTACTTTGTATGTCATGCCAAAAGAGATGCGTTTGGAAGGATGGTGACATTTGACCATGCCTTTTTAAAAATGGCACTCTTCCCCACTGATCTCTACTGGGATTTTTTGCAGATCTTCCCAGAGAAAAAGATCATTTCTACACACTCACTTGCATCTTATTTTCAATCAGATTATGATTTTGAAAAGAAAGATCTCAAATCGGTGGCAAGGTCCCTTGGTGTTACACTCACTAACCACCATGATGATAGGGATGATGCCTTTGCCTGTTATGAGATCTTTAAAAAGTTATATCCAAGGATAGATCTAAATGAATTTTTAGATCAAGACTTTTATAAACTAGGAGGAAACAATGAAGACACTGAAAAAACTGGCCGAGGAAATCCAAAAAAGTCCATCAGACTACAAGACTCTACTAGGATCTTTTAAAACTAAGGATCCAGACCTGCAAAAGTTTCTAGCATCCATGATTGAACTAGACAGGACCACAGTGATTGCAATCCCTGCCATGATTAATGCCTTTGGAAAGTCTTATAAACAGTATGATGAACCTAAAACACTAGGTGATCTGGTGGAGGTAGCAGAGATAAACACCTACTTTGTCACTCAAGATGGTGAGGATTATGCCCTAGCAGGGGCACCCACTGGAAACACTATACCATGCAAGGAAATCAACACAGGATTGATTATGGATCTCGACAAAGACACACTCATTAAGTGGATTTTCTAATGTTAAACATACTATTCATCATCATGATCTCGCTTAACATGGGATATTTTTTGGGCAAGAGAGTAGGTTTTAAGGATGGTGCCACATCAATTGACTATGATAGGCATCACGCTAATGAGAAGCTACAACAATGCTTGGAAGTATTAAGAAGAAAATGAAAGATCACATTAAATTTCTACTATTATCACTCCTAAACTATGAGAAAGATCTTGAGTCAAAGCTTGATCTCCTCACTTCTATAGGGATAACATCATCCAATGAAAAAGTGTTCAAATGCTGTGAGGAAATCAGAAATGATCACTTTCCCGATGGTCATCAGGAGATCAAGATTGAAAGGTCAAAGTGTTTACCTGGTGGAATTGAAGGGGAAGAAAAAGCTTATCGTGGGGATGAGCAATCTAAAACAATTCATGAGGGACTTTAATGAAAATAAGTATGCATTTTAACCATCCAGTCACCAGAGAAGCTTGCAGACTTGTGATGATGCACTATCAGGACAAAGCTTTTTTAGAATTAATAACGCAAGAAAAGTTTAATCACACCTTAAGTGATAGCTTCACAGTGTCCCAGAGACTGAAGTCTTTAATGTTTGGACTTGAGATTGAAGTGGAACTCTATAAGACAATCAATCCATGGTCAAATGTGATTGGTTATGCTGAGGGGTCCACAATCTATGTAAACTCAAGGAAACTTAATTTGCCATTATGGGATAGAGTGGAAAACATTTACCATGAAGCTACTCACCTATGCGGGTTTTCACATAAAGGGAACTCACCAGATAAGTACAATCTGCAGACTGTGCCTTATAAGGCATCAAATATCTTTGCCAAATATCTAAAAGGCATTTATGATCAGTGAAATTGAAGCCATTAAAATATTTACTTTAGGTTTAATCTTTGGATGGAACCTTAAGAAGGTAACTTTAAACAAGAGAGTTTTGGGATATGAAATTGTCAGAATCAATTTTCGCAAAGGTAAGAAATGATTTTCTCAAGTTTTTCGATGGTGAGAAAATGCCTGTCAACTATTATGGAATTTTATTTAACACGTGGCTAAATGCCTATAACTTTTATAAGGGGAAAGAAATGAAAGACAAAAAGATTGTTAAGAAAGTAGCAAAGAAGACTGCAAAACCTACCAAGAAACCTGCCAAGAAAACATCTAAGAAATAATTGAAAAGCCCCTGATGATCATCCGTAACCACCAGAGGCAAAGACACCACCACACACATTAAGTGGAGTCCTCAGTTAAATTTTAGAATCTCATTCCTTCATTGTCATTTTAATCCTTAAAAAGTTTAATTATGAGATGAAGGAAATCTCTCTACAAATCCCTATTAAACCACTGTCAATCAATCAAAAGTTTAGTCTACATTCAAAGCGTAGGATGTTCATCAAGTCTGCCAAAGCAGTCAACTATGAGAGGGAATTAAACACCTACCTCAAGCCATTTGATGATTTGTTGCGAGGCATTGGATTGAACTACATTAAGACTAAACACTCATTTAGCTTTGACGTTGAGATCTTTGTGCCTCAGCATGAATTTTTCACAAAAAGAGGGACTATAAATGAGAAGTGCATTGATGTGACTAATGCCTTTAAAATTCTTGAGGATGCCCTATTTAAAAGGATAGGTGTGGATGATAGCCAGATCACTCAGGCATCTATCTCAAAGAGTCCATGGCCCAGAGAGACATGGTCCTGCATTGTTAGGATTAAGTTAATCAATGCTCCTAAATCTTCCTATCTTGATCAAGACATTTGATAATAAGCTCAGTCATCTTAACTTGCTTGGACCAATACTTAACGTCACAGACATCATTGTCCTGGGAAGCTAGTTTAAGATTGAGTTTAAATTGCTCTAGTCTATTCTTAAGTCTTTCTAGTGATTCTTTCTTGGCCTTATCCACTAGATGACTTTCTTTCTGGCCTTGAGGTGAAAGTTTTTATCTAGCAGTTCTTTGACCTTGTCTTTGTCTGAGAAGTCTATTTTATCAGTAGCAATCTCTCGCTTGAGACACATGCCCAGAAATTTCTTGAGGCACACATCATAGTTATAACAGAAACCATCTAGACTCTCACAAATTCTTAGAGTCCTCATTTCCAATCTTGGAACTGAATAGTTCACTGATGAGCATGATTCGTTGCTCAATAAGATCAAGCTTAGCATCAGACCTTTCATGAGTTTCTTTATTGTATTCATTAACCCAGTCCTGTTTTAACTCTAATATTTCATCAAGATATTTTCTTCCCTCTTTGGTACCCCAAAGCTTAAGTCCTGCCTCTACTGCACCAATAAGGGAAGAAACTAGAGTGATCATTTAAGTTTGATTGAAGCAAACCAATCAAGTGAGAAAACTACAGCTTTGTAGATCTTTGAGTTTTCAAATTGACCTGGAAGGTGATCATCAGATTTGCTTGGTGTGATTGCCACATAAGCTTTAAATAACTCCATGGCAGGTTTAATCACCAGTCTGAGTGATCCAATAATAGAAATGATCTGAATGGCAGGTCCAAACTGTCCTGCGTATGCCTCAATCATTGGCTTCAAAAATAAAAAGATTTGCTCCATAAAATTCTCCTAAGGATTAAAGACTCTATTTTTTCTTTGTTTAATATCTAAGTGCAACCATCCTGGTGTGTGATCTGGATTTTCTAGATAGAGATCATAATTCCCAAGGATGAAAAAATTCTTTTTTAAAAACTTACCTATCTTGTTTTCTGGATCTAATAGGTCAATGCCTGCACACACTGTATGTGTCGACATCTTTGCACCACCTACGGATTTATTGATCCTTGGTGGTCTGTAACCTGATGAGAGCTTAGGATCAAAATTTAGACTTGCCATGAGATGATTAACTCTAGAGAGTAGCTCTGCCATGTTTCTAGTTTGAAGCATATCCAAAGGATCCTGCCTGTCTCTTCCCATTAAATAATCTGTGACTGTGATCATCTATTTTCTCTCTAAGAGATAAAGAGTTAAGGCATCAATCTTGCCCTCAAGTCTTGCTATGTCTTCAGATGTTGCCTGTCTTTCAATCCTTGCCTCAAGCTTTTCAACTTGCTTTGTAGTGGAAAAGTTAGCGTGAGCATAAACTACAAGTGAGATCCCTAGACCGATCCAATAAATGATTGCTTTGATCTTATCGTCTAGGTTTTTCATCTATTATGCCTCTGGTTGAGTTTCTTCCACAGGTGGATTTGGATCAATGAACTCTTCACCTTGATAAAGAAATCCAATGTTGACCATCACACCATCTGGGATCTCAACTGCCTGTCCAATAGGATCATATGCATTTGATGTGTCCCAAACAATAATATTATCTACTATCCCATTGTTAATGATTGCGAAGTTTTTCATGTTAATACCCATATTCATAAATAACCACAATTCCTGCACCGCCTGCACCACCTGGCTGTGCTCCCCCTGATGCTGATCCACCTGCACCAATAGTGACCGTTACCGTAGATCCAAGAGATGTTGCTTGAATTAATTTAATAGCACAACCACCACTCCCTCCCCCTTGGCAATGATAATTATTAACACCATCTCTATATCCAGCACCTCCACCACCTCCACCATTAACTCCTGGGAGCCCTGCCCCTGCACCAGTTGATGAACTACCTGGATAACCAAGTCCGCCACCCCCAAATATACTATCTCCACCCTTTAATCCACACGTATAATTTGAGATAGCTGAAGCCATATATCTTGTGTTACCAACAGATCCAGATCCTCTGAGATTTATATCACCACCTGATCCTATGCCATAAGTTGATGTAGTTAAACCACCAGGGGCGCCACTTGCAGAACAGTGAACCCCAAAAGATGATGTTCCACCAGATCCTCCTGCGAATGAGGAAGCTGTAGAAGTTGCCCCATTCCCACCCGCACCACCACCAACAACATAAACCAAAATCCTTGCAACATCTGCCTGTTTAGTCCATGTGCCTGATGATGTAAAAGTGGTTAATCTTAAAAGATTTCCTCCACCTGTAGCACCTAAAATAATATTTGCCGCACTCATTAAACTGCTCCAAAAGATGAAAGTCTAAACTCCAAAGGGAAGTTAGACGGTGTTGAAATAATTCTAAATTTTATAAACTCACCTGCATTGACCTCTGGGATTGAGGCAAAGTCTGCTAATACAGACTCATAATCAGATGCAGTAGAATAGTCTATAGTCATTGATGATGTTAAAAGAGATGTATAAACTCCACCCAGTGTAGATGACTTAAGCACATCCACAGACAAAGTGCCCGATGTGTTTAATCCCTTTTCAAATATCTGAAGCTTAACTTGAGAAATAAAGAAAGTGTTTTTACCTTCATAATACGTGATGAGTCCATCACCTAAGACTGATGAGAGTAGTGTGATCTTTGAATCAATAAGCTCAATAGGATTGGCACCTGTGGAGATTGTATTAACTCGATCGTTAAGATCATTTAAATTGTTGACTACATTCCCGAAAAGCTCAGTCTTAACTGCCTTACCTACTGCGTATGAGCTTGATGGTATAACTACAAATGCCATGGTCTTATCCTATTAAGTTATTCCCTATGCCAACTTCACTTATACTTTCTGGACCTTCTGTTAAATTATCTACAACAAAGCCAAACTTGTCCACATCCTCAGAGTCTGATGAGAAATCTGGTGTGCTATTCTCAGCTATGGTGGCCACCCTTGAAAAGAGATTGGCCAGATCATTAAACTGCACCACTGTGTTTTGACCATCTCTAGAGATCATGTTAATGATCCCAGACTTCTTATTTGTCGAGTTTCCATAACGTCTGTAGAGTCTGTCTAAATCTAGATAGATCACATCATTGATGGACTTGTTTGACAATTTTAATTTTGTCTTAACTGTGACTACTGACTGCGTTAGGGATTTAAAGAAAAGATATCTCTGCCCTATGATGTTGGCCTGATCTGCATGGTAAAGCTTAAGGTCCAAAGTCTTTTGCTCTACCTTACCTATTGCCTCATTAACAAAGTCTGAGTCCAGGATAAAGTTAGAGTCTATTAGTGTGCCTGTAGTTTGATCAGTTTCTTTTTTATAGTTTACCAGGACAGAGTTAATGATGTCTGACTTTGAAGACACACTAAAACTTATGATGTCCTCATCCTTAATCACTTCCATGTCTAGTGGCTTGTCTGCATTTAGTACCTTATAGCTTAGGTCAAAGTCCTGATCCAAGTAGAGGGATCCAAAGACTGATGCGTTAATGTCTGAGACTATGTTTCTGACTGTGTCGATCTCATCACCAATATTCTCTGGATAAAATGCACATAGCTCAAATCTACCATCTTCCTCTGCATCATCAAATGATGTGGTGTTAATGTTAGTGAAACCTGCATTTTCTATCACATACTGCACGGCCTGAGATGGGTATCTGATCCACTCATTTCCGTAGTCTAAACCAATGCAATCGGTGGTCATGATTGAGTCATCACCAATGTAGTTAGGTGACTTGTAGTTAAGTGATCCAGTGAAATCATAATCTACTGGGATCCTTAATTTGATCTCATAAGTAGAAACACTCAAGACCTCATGATAGTCATCCACCACTAGAGTCTTAGCTTTGATCCAGTCTCTCGGTTTAATTAACTGAGTGAGATCAATGTCACTAGCTGTGATGGTGACTGTGTCTGATCCATCCACAAATGTAAATGAAGTGTTGATAGATTTAACAGGTGCCACGTTAAACTCAGCTAGATCATCAAACTCTAAGTAGCAATCATTAACATTGTTGGTTAAGTAGAAATCCCTATTAAGTGTAAATCTTTGCTTATTGAGATAGGCAAAGTTAAGTGGAAGCTTAGTGAGAAGATCACCCACTACCACTGCAGTCCTAAAAGATTGATTGAGTCTGACTTGGTTATTAACTATTCTTAGGATCTTATAGTATTGACCATTAATAGAGATGTTATCTCCATCCTCTAGATCATTCAGGTCATCCACTGCCACTATGTTAATGTCCACAATCTCAGTGATAGTGACTGAGTATTGCCTTAACTTATGGCCTGCTATATTCCACTTTCTGTTTTTATATCTGTAGTTAATCTCTGGTAGATTGGTGGCAGTCTTGTTTTCAAAGCTTGTCTCTATCTCTTCATTGATCACTATCTCTGTGTCTGAGTTAATGGCAGAGACTGTAAACTCTTCCTCTAGATCATTGACTATGACTTTGATCTTGTCATTAGGTGATAGCTCAGTTTTAAATGCTGTGCCTATCCCATCAATGATGTTGTTTTCAATCTCTTGAGTCCTGATCTGGGCACCTGAGAAGCTAACTGAGATGGTCCCTGAGATTATGATTTGAGTGTTGCTTACTACAGTGTTGACTGTGTATGTGTACTCGTTAAAGAAACTAATGATAGTTACCCGATCACCTGCAGTTAATGATGTGAGAAAGTCTGTGCCTACTCCATTAATCTGATTCTGCCCTGATGTGCCTGAGACTGTACCTGGTAGCAAGTTTCTATCTGCATCACCACTTATTAAACCAGTTAGATTAAAACCATCCAGGACCTTATCACATCCAGTCATGGACAACTTATCCACTTTCCCAAAAACTAACCTTTTAGGTTTATTGATCACTGAAGGATCCACATCACCATCTAGATTAGAAAACAAAGGTAAGGAGACTTTTCTTCTAAGTTTAGAAAGATCATCCTTAAGATTAAATGAGACTGACTTGTCACTGTAGGATTTATCTGAGACTAGACCTCTATAGATTAACTTAGCTTGATCAAATGCTAGTGACTTGGACCATGCCCAAAATCTTGAGATGTTGTTTTCAAATATTAAGACATCAAATTTGTCTTCCCAGAAACCATCGTTATTTTCAAAACTTATTGAGCTATCTGTCTCAAGACTTATACCAGTCTGCTCAAAATCTAACTCAAGTTTAAGGGATCCAATAGATGAGATCCTTGGATCATAATTGACAAGAGATCCTGTCCCCATGTCCCATGGTGCATTGGTTGAGATATTAGAAAAGAAAAACCTATAAGTGGCATAGAGACTTTTGGTTAATGGATTTGTGTCGTCTGACATCCTGACAAATAGCTCTGATGTGTCTGCCTTATAGTAGAACTCACCAGGTGAGAGAGTCTCATTTGATGCCATAGATAGATCAGATCCATCCACTGAGACATTGACCACAAAGTAGCTGACTGTCTTTTTATATATTGCACCACTTACAAGTGAAAAGATTTTATGTTTCTGCTTTGCCTCTATGTGGGCAAGGATAATTTTTTGAGATCTGGTTTGTTCGATGTAGTCATCATAAGTCATTAAGCAAACACCGTTATAGAAAAATAACCAATAAACCCACTAGGGATTGATGTAACATCAAGTCTTAAGACATCATTGATTGATATTGCACTTGTTGAGATTGTGCCTGCATTTGAGTCATAGTTTGATGCCGTAGCAAAATCCAAAGTAGGAAGCACAGAAAAGATTGATGTCATTCCTGTAGGATTTGGTGATGTGTTTTTCTTGATGTCTATGGTTAAGTTTCCAGTAGTCACACCATTTTTATCCCAGACCATCAGTTTAACAAATGAGATTGTGGATGATCCAGGTGAGATAAAGTAACTTATCCCTTCAGATGAGGCCGTAGGGGCAACCACTTGGACTACCTCAGAGAAGATCTCTAGAGGACTTCCACCACCTCCACCGCCTGCGCCTATGTCACCATCTACTATGGCCTGATTTAAAGTCTTGTTTAAACCATTTGCCTCTAAGTAAACTGCCCGATCTAGTATTAAACTCATACGCTATAAGCTACCTTTATTTTATCACCTGCAATTAATGAGAGCATGTCCCCTGCAAATGTGATCCTAGTGACTGATGAAACAACACTCAGAGTGTAGTCATCCACTGGATGTTGTGGTG